CTACACACAAGAGTAACAGACAAACTTACTGCCCAGAAAAATACCGCCGGCGATGGAAATTATCCAGACGTAGGTCTGGACGCAGGAGGATCCCGAATTGCTCATCCGCCATGGGCACAAACCATTCCGCCTTTTCTTTCCCCGAATGAAAAAGACGGCTTCTTCCGTTATGATGTGTCTTTAGGAATCGTTGATTATCATTACAATTCTTATTTCCAATGCACTACAAGGGCGGGGGAGCAGACATCACGAAGAATAACTGCCCAAGGAACTACTTCGGAATTTTTTAAAGGCACCGTCCAAATAGATGGCGAACTGAAAGTTGATGCTCAAGAAATGTATCATTATTCTGGGCTTTTTTATCTCCACCCGGAGCTTTATCATAATCCATTCAGAAGAGGAAATGTCCATGCTGGCCATTCTGGTGAATATGGTGTAGGCGGATTTACTGCTGACACCTACACCAAAAAAAGAATAGGATATCATAAAGAATATGCCCCATTAGACGTTCCATACAGAAGTGACGGGGACCATCATAATCGAGACGGTCACCTTATGTGCGCCCCCGGCCCTTCGTTAGTGGAATTGGATAAGCATTATCACGAATTCGGTCCTCCTAGCGATGTATATACCCCAACGGGATCTTATATGAGTCTAGGAAGTAATGGCACAGGACAAGGAATGCTCTATTGGCCCGCGTGTAATTGGATTTTTCCTGAAGTGTTAGGCCATGAGGATAGAGCTTCTTTTACTAAATATTGTCCCCATGTAATATTTAGAAAAAAGGGCGACCTCACTTGCGGCAACCCTGATCCCCAAACAGCTTTAGGCTCTTTGGGCCCAGACGAACTACTTCCTTCTGGTGTACCTGTTATTGGATGTTCAACTTGTTATGTAAATAAAGGTAGAGCTGGGGTACCAGTTGCCGGGCTCGATTGCTGCTCTGATAAAGACCCATATAATGATCCTATTTTAAGCAAAATCTGGGGAAGCACAGACAATGATTATCAAGTAGTCGGAATACAATTAACTGGCGCAATAAAAAGCGACGGGACATTTATTCCGAAACATGAGCTCTCAGTCGGGGCAGGAAGAGCTCTTTTAGATAATTTTGACATTGAGATACATGATGCTGCTGAATGGCCTGATTCGGCAGCAAATTTTCCAAATATCCCGGAGGATATGCTGAATTGCGAGCCTTGGATGGGCGCAGCTGCGACGAGGATCTACGCTTCCCACGCAAACGGAGATACAAATCAATATCTTTGGTGGCATGGCCCACTCCCCTATTTTATTAACAGGGATCATACAAATACAAATTTGAATTGTTCAAACCCAACCATGATTTCTGAAACGCCTGATAAATTTTTTAACTGGGATGAAATATCTGGCGCCGGGGCCAAGGCAATCGCTCTTAGCGATATTAGCTATACGGGCATAGTTTGCCATCAAGGAAAAGGGTACTTCTCCCCCGGATACGGAGGAGGAGAAGAATATTATATGGATACGGCTGTAATGGCGCAATATGTTCATTGGGGAATGCATTGGGGCTGTGGAGATAGCTCCACGATGAAATCCGTCACAGATCTAGGGGGCGGCTTGGGCAATAAGCCCGGGGGCATAGCCGCCCAAGAAAATGCAGGCAACCCCGGCGAACCAACGCTTGGAGATTCCCGTAATCCGCATTTTTATGAATACCAAGATTTAAACAATACAGGAACTTCTTGCTAACGATATGAGCCACGATTATACAGACGAATATAATTATAACAATTATCCAGAATTGAGAGAGAAAGGTCTGTTTTCAGGAGATTTAGATCATGGACATGATGGCACCGTTGCTATCAAACACCCCGACCATCTTTCAGACGGCAAACCAAATGCCCGCTTCAACCGCGCGCATATGAATGTCGACCAGTATAATTATCTCGCCGGTAAAGTAAATTCTATTGCCAAGGTCAGACCCTATACTTTTAATGATTATTATGAACTTTATCCATATACTTCTGGCGAATTCATCGTGCCCACTGGCTTATATAGTGTCGAATTTAGGATCGACGCGACTACCGAGGAGGACTTTCAATGTCTAGCTGATACCTATGCCGAGGCGAAAGGAAGGTTGCTGAAGACTTCTGTAGCCTTCCCGGCTTGGTCATCCAAATCATTCTATTTGTCTGAATCAGGCGGGATTCTTACTAACGAAGATGAAATTATTTATTGGCAAAGAAGGAACAGAGCAGATGAAGGCACATACAAAGAAAGCGATGGCGCGGGAGGAGAAATTGAAAAAGATTATGTTTATAATTTTTTGGTAATGAGCCACAGCACCGGTTGGTCGATAAAAAGAAACAATTATGGATATGAAGAATGGGAAGACGAAAAATGGCTCAGCACAAGCATGGACGCGCCGTTCAGCCCATATGAAGAAGGTTATTACAATCCATTACCTGCGGAAGCAGCCATAGCTGCAGGCGTTGTGGGTGATCCAAGGACTTATGATGGGTCTAAGGTTATCGGCTTGGCCCGGCGCCTTGGAATCCCAATCAAAACCCATAATGATTTTCCTGATGACTACATTACAGAAATGGAAAAACACGACACCGATCTCCCCATAAAGACGAATGTATATACTGTCCAAGTCGAAAAAGCCCAATTCCCTTTATATAATGGATCTGATTCTCTCCCTCCTGATGAAGCTTTTGGATCGTGGTACAGAAAAGAACACTATAAAATTAGGAGTTCTATGGGGTATGTCAAAACTGATTTTGGATCAACCAGATTAGAAAAATTTGGCGATCCGCCGGATTCGCTATCGCGTGGATACGCTACGGCCCAACCGTTCTTCGACACTGGCCTCTGCGAAGCGGGCCTCACTTGTCCACAGGCAGACGAAATATCTCCTAAGACTAATATGGAAATATTTTTATCTCATACAACAGAATTTACTTTGGACTCGCAACTTACAACTAGTAGAGATGTGAGAATGTACGACGCCTACAAACAAAGCGGCATCCATTGGGACGACACCGATCATAAGCCACCCGGAAACAGCATCTTCATCTATGGGGACTGCCCAAAATGTTCAACTGATGGCGGCACAGATTCTACAGCTAAAAAGATAGCTAAACATCAAGGCTATCCTACTTGCACTCAATATATGTTTTTTGACCGTATGCCAGACTTTTTCATGAATCATCATAGCAGATTGTCGTGGGGCGAAGGTACCACCCACAATCTCGCCGACGGGGAAGCGGCCTACCCGGGAGAGCTTCAGACTTTCCCAGCGAATTTAATGAACGAATATGTTTGGGGCGAGCAGTTTTATTCGAATAATGACCACTATATCGAAAGAGGATTTGGCGTTTGGGCAGATGTGTCCCCAGAAATTTGGGAGAGAAGCTGGCCCGGCGCGAATTATTCGCACGTTAGTCATGAAAATATGCTTACTGGGTGTCAGGATCTACGGAATCCTTTCGGGGGGCTACTCGAGGCCTGTCAAGGCGACAATCATGACTCGGCTAGCCCATGGAAAAACATTTTGGCGGGTTTCAGTGTTGGATATCGTGAAGGAGAAGTTTATAGACGAAGTATCTTGCGCGGAAGACATTTAGTTATAAACAAACCCCAAGACGCAAGATGGAGCAACCATAACTATCAAGATTCAATGGAAATGTGGGGCAGCGAGGCCAAAGCTAGATTTGCCGAAATGCAAGAACATACAGAGACTTATGATTTATTGCCATATCCCGCGAAGAAAAATACGTCTTATGGAATTGCAAATCCAACCGGCGGAGGAAACGTCGATCCAAATTATTTAAACGACCCATTTGATAAAATTGTATCAACCGATTGGATTTCAGTCGAAGACGTTAAAGCGAAAGCTGAAGAGCTGGGATTTCTATTTGAATTCAGAAGATTGTCGGTTCCATTTAAATTACAACAATTTGATTTTAATGTCGGGGATGCGAAAGCCTTTGCTCGCCGAAGTGGGATCATGAATTACCAATACCCTTCCGGCCCCGGCGTATGTGGCGAGGATTGTCAAGCTGGAGGGCCGTATCAGCAATTATACACTGGCCACCCAAGTATTCTTACGACCCATGGCAACGGAGGCTTAGATAATCAGTATTATGCTTATGAACAGGGCCCCGCGCCCCGTAAGAGCAAGGCTCAAAGCCCAATATTCAGCATTTCGGACAATCCACCTGATGCCCTCCTGTGGCAACAAGCCCCTATACCTGATGATGCAGCGCGCACTTTGCGCTCCCCTTGGCCGTTAGTCGTTGGGGACAGTGCAGATACCGCTTTTGCTTCCATGAACGGCCACATAAATAATATTCGTAATGGCGTTTATTGGGATAATTATACGACGACAAATCTAATTTATTGGATCGGCGGATCAAATACAAGCCATGGCGATGGTGACGGCTTAAGTACCGAGGATGAAGGCGGCGCGGGAGACACCATTTGGCCCACGGGCGCAAAGTTCTGGTGCAACCTCAACGAACCGGGTATAGCTTCGTGTGTCGATTGCATAGATTATCATAATGTTTTTGGTGGAGATGCTCATCAAGGAGGTGGTTGCCCCGATCTTAAGCACCCGCCCCTCTACCCCGACCATATTGAGGATCTCGGGGATTGTTTCGAATGCACGGAAGCGGAAAAAGACGACGGTACTTGTATCGAGTGTAATATGTTCAAAGAGGAAGATGGCGGGTCTGTATTGGGCAAGATCATCGGCGAAGACCCCGAACCTTATGAAGATGATTATAAATTTTTAAAATTAGAAGGAGCCCACAACGATGGAATATTTGACTTCAAAGCCACCGGCTACACCCCTTTCATTGACTCTTTGAAAACCTTCGTTTGGGCGGAAAATGCTGGCGAAACTGAATGGGTAAAACCTGTTGGCCTGACCACTAGGTATGTTTATAGATATAGAACAGATGATTTTTATGAACTATATAAAACTGATTCAGTAAAAGAACAATTCATACATCCTAATTCAAGCGATCCTTATCGTGTCGAAACTGTAAGCTCTTGGTTGGGAAATTATATTTATGCGCTCGGTGATAACGCAAAACCTTATGAGGGACATAACACTATCATAGACCCTATAAGCGGGTCGAGCTACGGCCTTTGGGGCGCCGGATTCGTAAACGTCGACACGGTTGGTGGCAGCATGCCAAACGTTCAAGTCATTGTCAACCGAGCTAAACGATCTGTGTATCCGTGGGGAACAAATGATGGATATGATGTTGATCATTATAAAATGGTTTGGCACTTAGGATTATTAAACTATAGTGTTCAGCCTTTATTGCCTATAACTATTTCGAGCGATTCTGTTGCCTATAAAAATTGGATGTTAAATATTCAGGAAAGACTTTACCCGAAATATTACCTCTTCCAAGACGCTTCTTCTCCCGGCTTGAACTCTGGACATGCTAGTTTTGCGTACATCGAACCAGATGTTTATTTTGGAGATATGAAAGTTGATAATTTCCTAGCCGAACATGGAGCCACCTCGACTGGTCAGTTTATTGTCGAAAGCGGCATGATGATAAACTCGCTTGATCTTTTCGACGGAATGCATGGCACTGAACAGGATGAACACTGGATAGGCATTAGAACTCATACTATGGATCGAGTCGGTAGAGGTGGTGAGACAAAGTCTCCTTTGCCGTGGCTCGGGGAGGGGGCATCGAATGCTCAGAAATTCCATGTGTTTAAAGACAATTCGGTTCCTTCTCTTTATACGGATTTCATGCCGAAAACAGTCCAACACGTTAGCGGCGGGTGCTGGGGTAAAATAACAAATGAGCATTTCTTCGACTACCAAGGAACGCTGGCTGGCTATTCACCACCGCGCGGGACAAAAATAGCCTTACAATTTTATATTAACAACACTATTGACCGGAGCGCTGGAGAATCGCGAGAGGCTGGCCCCGAGACCCTTACTTGCTGGCAGCACTAGATGCTTTTAATCCGCCCAATCAACTCTAGCATTTTGGGCTTGGGAATATCACTAACAGATTCGAAGGACTCCGCTCCATCGAATTTTTCAGATATTAATTTATTTTTAATTCGGTCAAAAGAGAAGCCTTTCTCCCGCATGATCGTTTGCAGCGTTGAGGCTGGATTTGCCGCGCTTGGTTCGGCGGGCGCTTCTGCTAATTTTGAGTTGCCCATTTCCTCCTTGGAAACAATGTTGATTTTAAGGAAGTTGCGCACGCAGCGGACAAAAGACCTGTTCTCCGCGATAGGGCCGAGAAAATGTTTAGCGAAATTGTGAGTATTATTTGGCGAGGCGTCACCGATTGCGGAAAAAGTTACTTCTCGTCCTCCGGTTTCATAATTTGGAATCCACGTAATCCTACACGCAGCAACCACGTACTCGGGATGAGGGGAAACGACGTCATATTTGACGTCAGTAAAACCACGAATTTGCGCTAGTTCTTTGATTCCCCCTAATAAGATTAGAAGGTCATAATCAGAGAGCTTGGTAACGTCGGTTTCGCTAGTGCGATCCTTGTTGGGCACAAGGAATTCCGTTTTGACCATCTTCCTCCAATCAACGAACCCATCTTCATTAAAGATATAATCTACTGCGGGGGTTGTAATCAAGCCGTTTGTATCGCGCTCAATTGCTGTAACTTTATGGACCTTTTTCCTAGGCATATATATAGAATACCACGGACTTTAGGTATTGTCAACCATCTTTTTTCGTTAAAATACAATAGTTATCAAAATCATCCCAGAATTCATTACAATCTAGGACGGGAGAAATTCGTTTTTCGAGAGTGTTCGCGGGCAAATCTCTTTGCCATGAAGCTTTATCATGGAAAATTTTTCCTTTACTCAAAATAAATTTATTTGATTTAAAAAATAATTTTTTATCTTTTAATTTATTGTCTGTATCTATTTTATCTCTGGAGAGCTGTCCTCTATGTACAATAACTCCATAATCCATATAATTTCTTTTATGTTTTTGGATTTTTTCTTCGGGCAATTGGCTTACGAGGAGGTATTCTATTGCATTATTCATCAAGAACTTGGCAAAATTAGGCTCATTATCATCCGTAATAAGGTATATTAATTGATTAATATTTTGCTTGAGTTGTATTAGTAGATTTGGATTAATAGGACGGTCCGTTACGACGTTGCATCTCATAACAGAAAGGTTTTCAGCTAAGCCTTGTTCATTAAAATTATAATCCATTCTGACACTAATATTTGGCGGCGGCTTTATGCCGTACTGCGTAATTGGTACATCAGGGACGATGTTCATCATCCCAAATGGATATGCTGCGCCTATATACTCATAATTATATTGTATATCTATTTCGACCTCTAACTGATCGCACACAGCTTCAGCAACTACGCTGGGCATAATCGTGTTTATGCTTTTAGGGCTTTCGTCACGAGAGTAAGAAGGCTTGTCGCCTTTTAAGTCCGACATCAAGCTCGTGTGGTCGGAGTCATCAGTCCAATACGGGCCGGATTGACTCGGCAGGGAATTAGAAAATAGCGTTACTGTTTTTGTCCCATTCCTAGAAGCTATATCCATAGTCAAATCATCAACTGACAAATGCAATTTGCTATGAGATAAAATATAAGCCACTTGGTTTGGAGAGGCTTGCCCCATGGTTAGGTAACAGCCGACTAAGGGGTTGTCATTTTGATCTCCGACTTGGACGATCCCAATCCCGCGTGAAGACAACGCGGGCAAAATCAAATCAACGACCTCTTGCCAATAATCGTATTTCTTAGATTCGGGGGCGCTGACTGTCTGCAAAGTAATATATTTATCAATGGCTATGGGAAAAAATTTTTCATAGATGTAAGGTTTGGATATCTTTGCCCCGCAGCTTGTGGCGTATGACTCTATAATATGCATTATAAATTAAGTTCGTAAGTTGATTTATCTTTCCCATTGTGCAAATAGTCGACAAATCTTTGAGTCCTGCCGAAAGGCAAAAAAGCTATTTCAAAAAAGCCTTCGTGCTTTCCGTTTCCCTCTAACCAAAATGCATCTTCCATTTGCGGCGTATATGGAATAACTTTATGTACGTATTCGTTTCCGTCTAGAAGCTCCATGCTTTCGGGCTTAGTGGCCACATACAAATTATAATCGGGGTATTGATTTTTTAGTGATTCAAATATGCTTGTGGACAAAAACACATCTCTCGGTCCATCTGGCATAACATATATCATCCTCTCGCCCTTGTCGTCTTCATCTAAAAACTTTGTAAACTCAACCTTCTCGCATTCCGCATTTTCCTTTTGAGCGACTTGCCTGAAATAAATTTCTATCTCCTTGCGCTCCATTCCCCTAGCGATCTCATGCATCCAGTATCTATGTCCCTCGTCTTTTTCATCTACTTCTGACCGCATCAAGATTTTATGATATAGGATTTTTATCCAATCGGAATCGTCTTTGGTTTCAGGAATTTCTGCTTGTGGATTTTTTTTGACTTCTTCTTGAGAAAAGTCATATTCTGTAAAAGGAGCTTCGTCTATAAATTTTTCTATAAACCCGCCAACAGCTTCAGGAGAAAAGTTGTCGACAGTCCATTGTCGCGCCAGTTTCCCCATTTTTTCTCGTTTATGAAGCTTCATCTTGAAAACTTTACCTAACTGCCTGCTAATGGCCCGAGGATCGGTTGATGCCTTGATAAACTCGGTTCCGTGCTCGCGGTATTCAGACCATGAAAGAGGTAACGACTGAGCCCCATCTTGGCACATTTCTTCGCCACAACTATAATCTGTAACCAAGGTTATTAGCTCTACTAACTTGGCTTCTTGGATTGGGATTTCTTGCCCGCCGGAAGTGAATGGGTGGCAATAAACATCCATTAAATTATATACTTCATTTAGGTGCTCTTCTGAAATCCCCTCGGAAACATTCGTTGTAGTGCAGGCATCCTTCGCGCCACAATGACCGCAAGGGGTATTCAAGCCGTGAAAATGTTGGACCGCATAATTCCAACACTTCCTGCACACATATGTCGTTATAATGTCTTGATGCGATACCTCGTATTCGTCGGCCAACTTCATGATATCCCAGCCTTCTCCAAAATGAGTATGGAGTAATAGCTTCGCATTTGAATTTGGATTATTGTCTTTAAATTTTTTAAACCCTTCTATCAAGTTGGGGGCGGATTTTCTTAATTGGTTTCTGAAAACAAAACCCACGATAAATACATCTTCAGATATACCAAATTTTTGCCTAAGTCCATTTTTAATTTTCTTGGGAAGTTTATAAAAATTTTTACCATCTACTACGCCATGCAAAGTTTTTATATGATCATGCCCCATTTTATGAAGAGCTTTCGTCGCGAAGTCAGACCATATCCAATAATTACTTACTTCGGGCGCGATTCGTACGGCGGCTGGTAGTATGGGCAAAGAATCTAATGTCGTCCACAGGGCTGAAGTTATTTTTTTAAACCATTTTTTTTCGACGGCAAAATCAACCCCCCAAATATCTTGTACGGCAATATAAACATCAGGCTTAACTTTTTGTATAATCTTGTCTAAATTATGTGCGCCATAACTCGCCAATCTCCCAACGTGGGGATCGCGGCCAAGCTCCTGTTGCTCTTGCTGATCATCGGGGAGGGTTCCATACCCCTTCCAAGGCGTTCTTTGAAGCTGCGGGCTAGACCACGGGACGCCGCAACAATAATGTATTATTTCATATTTATCAGTATCGTATAAATAGGTCAAAAGAGCCTTGGCGTTTCTGCCAAAGCCCGTTTTAGCCAAAGCGTAATCGCTCTGAAAGAGAAGCTTCTTTTTCCTCATTTACCAAACGTCCTCATCCGAAAGTTCTTCATTTTTTTCGGGTCGAGGACTAGGCGCGCTCTGCTGGGTGTCCTCGACTCTATTATATGATACTTCCGAAGGAACGATCTTCTCAAAGGTTTTTTGGACCACCGCGCAAAGGAACTCTTTAAGAAGGCGGCCCGCGCTATAATCTAATCCAATATAAAAATTAATTTTATTAACTGAATCGTCCACAAATTCCTTTTGAATTCCATATGAATACCCCATGTGTTTTTCGCCCATGACCCACGGCTCAAATTTCATACGGGTAATTTGTTTTTCGCTGCGATGATAACCGTCCCATCTCACATTGCGCTCCATAGCGTCTACAATTCCAGCCGCTTCCTCTGCGCTTAATTTAATCGTCACCGAGCCCTTTGGATTGCCCTTGTTGGCTTTAAACGCCCCTTTGCCTGATGGAGCAGACTGCTTGATAATAGTGGACATGAGGAAAAAGTTTCCCGTATCTCTGTCGTGTTGGCCGTAAAAAGAGCAAGCGGACCCAGTTTGCTTGTTGTTCGGTTTATAGAATTGTAAGTTCATGGTTTTATGATAACTTAGACTTCGGGTTTTGTCAATCAATTAAATTGAGTTTTCTCGCTTTTCGTGAGATCCGCAAGGCGAGTGTATACAGTATTATCCTGAACCCCTATGGCGTCAGCGAAAACAACATCGTCCATTTTGCGCCCTCTAACGATAACAATTTGGCTCTCCTTGGGAAGACCATTGTTCATTTCTTTGCAGTCGTCCATTTTCGCGGAGAATATCATAACCTTAATTGATTGCGTTTCATCTCCCACGAACAACTTTAAATATGGGGTTTTTTTGGGGGGCCTAGAAACGCCCTGATATGGCTTGTCCTCTACCTGACCGATAAACACCACGTTGTTGCCTTCGGGAGTTTCAACTACATCCCTGACGTTAGTCAGCCCTCTCCGCTGCGAGGAAAAAATATCTATTAAAGATACATTATAAGTATATCCTAATAAATGTTTTTCATAATACCAATTTGCAAATCGTTCTGATTTTTTATTGATGTCATAAATTTCTTTATATCTTCCGCACCTTTTGCGAATCGTGCCTACACGACTTTCTTTGATGAGAGGCCTGTTTTTGGAATCCGCAGATTCTTTAAGCGTTTTTACGACTCTCACAAGATCGTATTCGTGCTCTTCCGCAATCGGGATGGCCATCTTCTTTTCACGTTGGGTGAGAATGCTCCAAAGTTGGGCCTCGTAAACCACCTTTGTGCGGGACTGTTTGAAACCTTCCAATGCGCCGGCTTGAATAAGCGGACAGAGCGTGGATAATCCGATACCGGCTTCTTCGGCTGCTTGGAAAATTTCGAATTTGTTTTCATACTCTTTTTTAAATGAATTTAATTTGCTCATTGACTTATCCGAAATGCCTTTAATAGATAACAGGCCGAACCTAATATCATTCCCTTCAATAGAGAAATCCATTTTAGATTTAATCAAATGAGGTTGTAAAAGTTCAATATCAAAATATTGAAGTTCTTTATGGATTTTAGAAATTTCACTAATTGGATCTGGTTCGTGCCTTGTCATTTTAAGCAAACTCAAGAAAAATTCTTTTGGATATTTAAATTTAAGATAAATTGTCGTAGCGGCTAGCGCGGCGTAGGAAATAGAATGAGATTTATTAAAAGAATAGTTTGCTGAATCCTCTAGCACTTTCCAAAGGATATCGCTGATTTTGGAATCGAGGTTACCTTCTTCGACTTTTTCTTTAATTTTCTTTTTCCATTTACGCGCTTCGGAAACTTTTTTCTTGCCTACGATGCGTCGAAGAATTTCGGCTTCATCAAGAGTGAACCCAATTTTATTGGCCATATGCATCAACTGTTCTTGATACAGCGCGACGCCTCCTGTCGAGGTCAAGACGTCGTCAAAGAACGGGTGGATAGATTGCTGCGCTCCTGTGTTTGCATAATCGGCATATTGATCAACAAACGCAAGTGCCCCGGGCCTAGCTAACGCTAATACGGCGCTTAATTCCTCCAAGTTTTTAGGCATGACTTTCTGACAAACATGGAAATTCGTATCGGCTTCAATTTGAAATAATCCGTGAGGAGTTCTAAGCTCTTGGAGTTGTTGATAAATGAAAGGATCATCAAGATCAATATCGTCGAGTTTAATCCCAATCGTTTTACAGGCATCATCAACAACCGAGACGCTTCTCAGCCCAAGAATGTCAAGCTTGACATTGAATTCTGAAATCCAATTCATGTCGAAAGATGCTACGCTACCTTTTTTGTCAGAGGTAAGCTCTGTGGGACAGCTATCTCTCATCATGTCGTACGAAATAGAAACGGCAGAAGGATGGACGCCTTTATTTTTAACAAGACCACGCAGCTTTAGGGCTATGTTATAAACGTCCTTATTATTGTCGCACCATTCTTTGAATTCTTCTACTTCCTCGTATGAGGACTCTAGGCTTTTGACTTGCCCAAACACTTTGGGGATTAAAGCGGATACGTTATTCATATCGGCATCAGTATGATCTCCTACAATTTTTCCGCACTCTTTCATCAAGAGCTTCGTGCTAAGAGTGTTCAGTGTCAGAATTTTACTAGTTTTGCCTTCGAATTTGTCCTCCAAATATTTAAGAACTTTTTGGCGATTGTAATAACATATATCCAAATCCACGTCGCACATCAACGATCCATCAAGGTACGTAATCCCATCGACGACCTTTTTCTTGGCGCGAATTTTTGATACGAATCTCTCAAAATATAATCCATATTTTACAGGATCGATCTTAGTGACGCCAATTAAATACAAAACGAGACTGCCCGCTGCAGAGCCACGGCCAAGGCCCGTCGGAATATTATTTTTCTTACAGAAATTAATCACATCCCATACCAACAAAACATAATCAACAAACCCCAATTCTTTTAAGGTATTTAACTCGTGTTTTGCTCTGGCGACATAGTCTTTATATTCTTTTGAATCTTTTTTAAAATTAAATTTTTTGAAAGCATTCAAGCAAAGAGCTCGAAGAAAATTAAAGTTATTAATATCCTCGCTGACCTTGGCGCGGCGCTTTTCTTCTACGGGGATATCAAAAGAGGGCAACCGAACACCGTGAAGATCGAGCTTCACGCCCTCAAATAAATTTTGGAACTTTTCTATTGTCAATTTATTTTTTAAGTTTTTTAACTCGGAGGCTTTTTGAGAGGCTCGGCGGGGCTTTTCTCGCAGCCGTCGTGGTTTCCGGGGCGTTTGAAGGTTCGATTTTTTCATTTTCCATTTCGTTTAAGGCTTCATTCACGTATTTAATCGATTCTTCATCTTGGAACCGATAAAATATATCTGCTTTCTTTTCTGCTCCACTATGTCTCAAAGTAACTAAAAAATAATCAATTTCTTTATTCTCTAATTTCTTTATTAACTTTAATATACTTTCTAATTGTTTCACTAAATTAGGTTAGCATGGGCTTTAAAAACTGTCAAGCCTAGACTTCGGTCATCCACTTCAACTTATTCCAAATTTTAAAATTTAATTTTAAATCTACGAGGGCATTGTGGAGATTTTCATAATCATGCTCGATCTCGAACTCCTTGCCTAAGGCCGTCAGGTTCGTTCTAACACCCTTTTTACGCGTGTGGTATGCCTTGTACTGATAGGCCATTAAATCGTCGTTAGGACGTAATTCTAGGCCCAATTTAACCCCCTTGGCGAGACACATGGTGTCAATAAATTTCGGAGTTAAAGAATGATAATTTTCCCCCATGTACTCATAAAAACCTTTAATTAAGTAAATATCAAAACCAAGAACATTGTGCCCAAGGATGTGATCCGCGCCACTCAGCCAGTCTTTAACCGTGGGAAATGCCTCTTCTGGAGGGATGCCAAGTTCGTCCATCCGAGTTTGACTATATCGGGTGATGCGCGCCGCGTCGTCGCTAATCTTAAGGTGAGTATCCCATTTTATATAAAAGTCTTTTTCAGCTACAATTTTGTCTCCTTGCACCTTAAGCATGGAAATCTGCCACGGCAAATTATTGCAAGAGTTAAGACACAAATTGAGAGTCTCGCAGTCAATAAAAACTAGAGTTTTCTCTTTGTCGAATCTGAGTAAATGTTCATCCATTATTTTATTTCTCCACCAAATATCCGCCAAGGTTTTTCGATAATTCTTTAAGGGCTTTTAGTTCTTCATCCTTTTCTGTTTTATTTTTAATTTTTTTAATGCGATTATATTGATCTAAGATATAATCGACTGTAATTTCTTGTTCTATTTTGACTTTCTTAGGCATTTTGTGTCCTCCAACTTTCAATACAAAATTCATTACTGCACATATGATCGAGCTCTGGCTTGCTCAGAGAGCTGCGTTTATTGATACAACGAAATGTTAAGTATGCCTTAAAGTCTTTTTTATTTTTGTAGTAAATGCTTTTAGTTTTGACCACGTTATATTCATTGTTGGCGCAAAAACTTTCAACCTTTTCTTTGAGAAGATAGTCAAAGGGCAAGGAGTTCTGCTCCAAAAAGAAAACAGGCTCAGTAAAATCAAAATTAGGTACGCACATTGATGAGGTCAATAAATTTTGATAAATAAAAGAATCATAAAATGGTATACATAATTGTAAATCATCGTCGCACCAATATTTTTTGAGTGTCCGAAAATCAATACGCGGCACATAGTAGAACCCTAATTTGGAAGAGTCCGTGGCGATTTTGATAAGTCGGTTGTACCCTCCCGTGTTCTTGCACAAGATAATATACTTCGCAGATTTGCTTCTGGAGTCTTCTGATTTATCTTCCATGTCAGGGCACATCGTAACCCGAAGACCAAAGACAAGTTTAATATCGTTCTCAGATAAATTTTTATGGGCCTGTAAAAAGCCCGACATAGAATCTTCAATTAAAAATATTTTGTTTATATTATTTTCGAAAGCGATGTCTACAATGGAGTCTGGCCCACCCTCTTGAGAGGAATCCATTTTTTCGAGAGTCAATATGCTCCGCCCGAGAGAATACTGCGATTTAAACAAAGGCAAAATTTTATCCATTAAAGTGAATTATAACAAGGGCTTTGCGGTTTGTCAATCAAAAATCGAAAGGATCATTTTCTTCCGAGGAATACTGACGGTGTGCAGGGCATCCTTCATAATGTTTCATTTCTATTTTCTCATTTTTTTTCAATTCGCCCAATTCGTCTTTGTTCTTAGAGGAGCGAATTTGTTTTCCGTCTCCGTCTATAACAACAAAATAATCAAACGAGAATTTAAAAGAACAGTGCCACATCAGAGAACCGTCTTTCTTTTTTTGACCCGGGGTTTTGGCGAAGCCGCAAGATAATGGACCACCGAAAATTTTGTCAGGAGGATATGGTTGACGAGAAGCGTAGTTGGATTTAGCGTCTGACTCGGTGAAATTGTTAATAATCCCAAACAAATCAGCGAGATAATACTCAAACCCCGACATTTGATCATCAGATATTTCGACTTCTTGCGCGGGCTGCTTAGGGAACTTCAAGAATAAAAATTCAGTAATAACACTTTCGAGTTTGGGCCACAGTTTTTTCGACGCGAGAGAGTACGCCATGGCTTGCAAATTCGCGGTGATTTCTTGCCCTTTAAATTTGCTTTTACTAGTTTTGTAATCAACTAATTTGACTCTTTTTTCTTTTTTGTAGATGATTGGCTTATCAATAAATCCTAATATTTTATATTTTGGGCTTTCGTTTTCGAGCAAGAATCTAACTTCTCCAGATTCGACAATTCCGCCATTGTCTTTCCCGAAAAAATCTTGATTCAACCCGACAAGGATCATCTGATCACATAGCCCATAATTTTCTTCCGTTAAAAATTCTTCGCCTTCTCGTTTAAGAGCCTTACGCACTAACCTGCATACTGCGGGGCTCGCTTCGATTGTGCCCTGCCCTACCATCGAATCGTAATGATGTTTGTGCCGTGGGTTTAAAAGCACTTCGAATATCAAGTGACAAGAAATCCCCCTCACCGACCCATCATTTTTAGAATCGGGTAGGTGTAAGACGTATTTGCACCAGTATTTCCAAGAACAGTCCTCTAGGACTTTAATTCTTGACGCAGATAATATTTTTTCTTCCATCCTAAAATTTCTTCTTTATCCATTTCCCCGAAATCTGACGATCCTTGTGGGACGGCAACATGAATTTGTTCTGGATCGAAATGTCTAGACAATCTAGAGCGCGCTTTTTCTGCTGCTTCGTTTCCTGCTGAGTTTTTATCTTGATCATTATTAAATGCTATAAAAATGTCATCAACATCAATCCTTATAAGATAACTCACCACCGAAACGCTAACATCCAATCCGAAAGTGACAATGGTATTTTCAATCCCATAATCCCACAACGCAAGCATATCCCCTATACTCTCTACCAAAATAGCTTTCTTTTCTTTTCTGAGAATTTTATTATTTAGCTGAAGGGGGTATTTCCATTGACTTTTTTCCCCAATATGTTTCCATTTCGGGTTACGGTCTACTAATGATCTGCCAGACACTCCAATTAATTCTTTTTTATAATTGCAAATTGGGAAAACATATCTATCTTTCATTTTGCCGGCGCCGACTACCCCGCCATTAAAAATGGAAATTGTATCTAGGGATACCCCTCTGCCCATCCAATAAGAATGGTCTTTTTTTAGCTTCAAAAGACAGTCTTTGTCGAAAACCTTCACTTGCCTTAGCGTTGGTTTAATTACTCTTTTTTCTGCGTTTGAAGAATAAGATGTATTAGATAACCACTTTTGGGCTTCTCCTACCGATTCAAATTTAAGAGAAATTCTAACCAAGTCTTGTAGCGCTCCTTTTATATTTCGGCTAAAATCAATAAAATAACCCGTATCTTTACGGACACTCAAAACAGTATTGCTGCTAGAGTCTCTGTAGATAGGTTTCATGCGATAGTTTCTGCTATCCTCGGTGATATTGCTATATCCTAAACTTAATAATATTTCTTTTATATCCATTAGATTTGCGTGGGTCCATCGTTTGAGCTATGGTCCACGTCTCCGCCTCGCTCACTTTGCTCTTCGATAATGTCCCTCAATGAGCCCCTTTCTTCAACCCCAAAATTTTGAACGTCAAAATTAAGAAAATTACTGGACCATCTTACCGTCCCATTCTCAGAAGTTCTCCGCACAAGATCATGATGCCCTGCGGCTTGTCGCCCTTGGAACCGAGTCTTAAGAGGGATTAGCTTGTGCGATCCTCGTATTTCCCCATCTTCCCCAATCTCCTCAAGAGTTTTGCGACGGAAAATCGCCACAAAGCTTGCAAACCACTGGAGCCTATCCGAAAGGGATATCGCTGATGAATCATCAACTAAAGCTCTATTCGAGCCCTGTTCTCCGCTACGGTTCATTTGCATGGCGGTGATTAACGGCGCTTGAATTTCCTCTGCAACTTTTTTGAGCTTGTCTACTTTCTCGCCAATAGCTTGATACTCTCCCCAATTATTACCAACTTTTTCTCCTGTCAGCTTGATGTAATCATACGCAATGATGCAGGGATTTCCGCGTCCCACATAAGTTAGATACCAGCGCCTAATTAGGGAAACAATCTGATCAACATTTTTGTTGCCGACAAAGGAGTGATAACACTGATAGCCTTTTTCTTTCATGTCTTTAAGCCCACTCCTAGTCCGGGCCGTTAACTCTTCGCTTTTGCGGAAATTGCCCGTCTCTAAGTACCACGGAGAAATATTTGTAAAAGCTGAAGCCATTCTGAATTGAATATCTATCGTTTCCATTTCCGTATCTAACAATAAAACTTTTACATTGTTAAGATGTCCGGTTTTTATGCACAGGTTATTTATCCATGTCGTCTTCCCTTGCCCCGGTCTTGAAACAATTGCATACATATTACCCGCACGAAGCCCTCCGTAGAGATTGTTGAACTCTGGCCATGGCGTAGTCAGCCCAAAATCTGTTTGAGGGTTGTTGCCTCTCTCTTCGATCAATTCTTCGATCCCCTTAAACAAATCGACGGGTTCATTGTCTAATACGTAGCTTCTCATATTTTCGTTATACAATCCGTCACAAGTCGCTATAATCTCATCCACGCCCACGTTCCCGCATTTGCGGATATAGTCTGAAACTTTTCCTGCTGATTGCAAAATTTCTCTTCTAATCCTATATTTTGCAAGCTCTTTAGCCGAGTCGATTGTGGCTTCTTTCGTGATGTAAGTAAATGAAATTTCATCTATATATCGATAGATTTCGATGTCGTCCTTAAAAGAAATGCCTAAATTTTGTATTTTTTCTGCAAGAAGGACTTTGTCGAGTTTCTTGCCTGAAGCTAAGATGCTCCGGACTACACAAAAAATGGTATCGTGAACATCAAAATAAAAATCCTTCTCACTTATGAATCTTTCCATGTCGGGGAAAATTTGAGGATTGTTAATCAGTCCACCCAGAACATGTTTTTCTACCCGCTGCGAATAAATTTGGTCCTTTTGCATATGGTAATAAAGCTTACCATTTGCTTCGAGAAACGTCAAGGAAAAATTTTGTCAATCGGCCCCTGCGTCTCCATCATCGGAGGTCATGAAAGAATCTGTTAGAGAATCAACATTCAACTCTTCCATGGTTTTAGACCAAGTGGATACATAATTTTGCAACGCTAATAGGTGCATCATAGTATCGCATTGAGAATGAGCTACGGGTATTCCTTCGCTGTCTATGATGAATAAGACGAACCCTCCATCAGAGCACTCGTTAATTTGCTCTAATAGTTTTTGAGGAAATTCAAAATTTTTCTTGTCGCTCATAATAGTATTTACACTATTATAGTGTCATATTAAATTGCTTTTCAAAGAATTTTTTATTTAGTTTATTAATCTCCCCTTCGTTTATTTCTATTAATTTAAATCCATTTTTATTTAACCATGAGGCTTTTTCGAAATCTCTTTTAATCGCTTCGAGATATTCAAGCCTAGAATTATTATGAAAAAATTTATTAAATTCAATATGTTGTCGGCCCTGTACTTCGACTGCTATTTTCTTGGTAGCGTTGAGAATATCTACGGTCATCCTCGACCCGTAAACAGGGAACTCTTCATAAACGATATGGTTTTGCCAAAACTTTTTTAGGAACTGTTTAACTTTGAATTGGATTTTAGAGCGAGATTTTGCATCCCACTTAATAAGATACTTAGTGACAATTCTATTTTGGGGCCGGCCATATATGTTAATCAATCTCATTTTTTTGGTGGCGCTAATTTATATCCCGCATTTTTCAAAACGTCTTTGCAAAGAACAAAAAACTCTTTTGGCGTCATATCGCTTTTGGCTTTATTGGCGTAAGCGCAAAGTATCTGACAATTTTCCAATTCATTCGAGCCGCCTTTCGCCTTGGGCATGACGTGGTCCAAATGATAAGAGGCGACATCATCTAAATCAATTTTTTTACCCGTGAGGGCGCATCGCGCATTATCCCATCCTCCTATTTTT